GATAGAGTAAAGACTCATTTTGAAACTCTTAAAACTATCACTATTGAAGTGAATGAGTGGAAAGACGAGCATGGTAATCCGAGTATATTTTATTCAGAACCACTTACCCTTGAAGAAAAAAACATAATCTTTAAAAAGTCTAGTAACTTTCAAGACTTAACTGTTCTTGTTGATTTGCTTATAATGAAACTCCAAATTAAAAATGATAAAGGAGAAATGATTAAAGCATTTGAACCATTTGATAAACTTGCTTTAAGAAAAAAAGCAGACTCTAATATCATATCTGATATTGCCAATAAAATACTTGCAGATGCTAATTACGAGGAAGCTGAAAAAAAGTAGATAGCGACCCTGATGTCAGGTCGCTTTTAGTTATAGCAGATAGACTTCACATCACTATTCAACAAGTTCTTGATATGCCAATAAGCCATTATAATCTTTGGCTAGCGTACTTGAAAAAAGAACAAGAACAGTATAAAACGAAACAAGCACTATCAGAAGCAAGGAATTTTAAATAATGGCAAATCAAAGACTTAATATAGACATTATCGCAAAAGATAAATCTACACAGGCATTTAACAAATTACAAGGTACTCTTGCAAAAGTTAAAGGTTCTATATTTAACTTAAAAAATGCTTTTATAGGTCTAGGTGCTGGTATTGTAATTAAAGGAATAGTTAATGCTGGAATGCAAATTGAAGAATTGGGTGTTCAATTAGAAGCATTATTTGGTAGTGCTAGAAAAGGTAAAGCCGCATTAGATACAGTTACTAAATTTGCAAAAACAACCCCATTTGAACTATCTAATATTCAACAAGGTGTAACAGCTTTAGCAACTGTATCAGAAAAAGCAGAATCACTTGGAATATCATTTGAAGAATTATTAAAGATTACAGGTAACACAGCAGTTCAATTAGGTGGAGATTTCGCATTAGCTTCTCAACAAATACAAAGATCATTTAGTGCTGGTATAGGTTCAGCAGATTTATTTAGAGATAGAGCAGTTACAGCTATGGCTGGTTTCTCTGCTGGAGTAAAAGTTAGTGTTGATGAATCTATTAAAGGATTAGCAAAAGCATTTGGAAGTGGTGGTAAATTTGGAGAACTAACAAACAAACTAGCACAAACTTTATCTGGTACTATATCAAACTTAAAAGATGCTTTCTTTACAATTCAAACTGAAATAGCGGCTGGGTTTTTTGATGAACTAAAAAGACAATTAGGAGATTTAAAAAAATTTACAGAAACTAATGATGAAGCAATAAGAAGATTAAGTAGGCAAATGGGAGAAAATCTCGCTGTTGCAATTTTAAAACTATCTAATGCAATAAAAACACTTACTAAAAACTTTAGAGAGTTACAAAGTGTGTTGGGAATATTACTGATTGCTTTTGGTGGTTTATTTTCAAAATTAGCTGGTGGTGCTTTAATTATAGATGATATTAATAGAAGAATTAAAAAACTATCTGGCGTTACTGAAAAATTAAAATTACCTAATATTAGAGATGATTTTAAAGTTTTAACACAATCTACAAAAGAAATACAAAAACAAGTTGAATCAACAAATAGAGAATTAGGTTTAATTAAAAACATTGGACAAGAATTTGAAACTGTTGGAGATAAAGTAAAAAAATTAAATGAAAAATCACTAGAAGATTTAAACATGAAATTAAAAGATATTAAAAATATTATTGCAGAGGGTATTAATAATGGTATTACATCAATGTCAAATGCTTTTGCAAGATCAGTAGTATTTGGAGAAAAACTTACAGATACTTTAAAAAATATGGCTCAATCAGTATTAGTTAAAATAATTGCTTTTTTAGTGGAACAGATTGCAAGACAGATGTTATCTGTAATTTTAGAAAATACTAAATTAGGTGTTTTAATTTCACAAACAGCAGAAATGAGAAAACAAACTAAAGAACAAGAAAAACAAAATAAAGCTAAAGGAACAGCTATGTTAATGTCTGGAAACCCTATGGGATTTTTAGGTTTTATGGCTAAAGGTGGTGCAGTATCAAAAGACAGACCAATAATGGTTGGAGAAAATGGGCCAGAATTATTTGTACCTAACCAAACAGGACAAATTACACAATCAGCTAGAGGAACAAATAGTGGTGCAACAACAGTTAATTTTAATATTAACACAGTAGATGCTTCTGGCTTTGAAGAATTATTAGTTAGATCAAGAGGAACTATTACACAATTAATTAATAGTGCTGTTAATGAAAGAGGGAGTAGAAACTTAATATAATGTCTGGTGCTTTTCCAATATCTTCTGCTAAATTTGAAACTTTAGGAATAAAATCTATTCAAAATACTATTATATCTAAATCTGTATCTGGTAAAAAACTTGCAAGACAAATAGATGGTCAAAGATGGTCATTTACAGCTAGAATTATTACAGGAAGTAGATCAGATGTTTATGGACAATTAATGGCTTTTATAGTCAAACAAAGATCAGGTAAAGAAAACTTTACAATAATCCCACCTGAAATTGAAGATGCTAGAGGTAGCGAAACAGGAACAGTATTAGTTAATGGAGATCACGCAGTAGGTGATAACACTATCGCTATGGATAGTTTAGGCGGCACTACATTTACAAAAACAGTTACTGTGCAAGATGTATCAGGCTCTAACAAATATTTTATAGATGGAGTACAAACGCCAACACTAGAATTAATAGAGGGCAATACTTATATTTTTGACCAATCTGATAGTTCTAATGCAACACACCCATTAAGATTTTATACAGCCGCAGATAAATCAGGTGGAGAATATACAACAGGCGTTACAGTTACAGGAACACCTGGAAGTACAGGTGCTGAAACAAAAATTGTTGTAGCCACTTCTGCAACCACATTATATTATCAATGTTCATCACATGCAAATATGGGCGGTCAAGCTAATACACCCTCTGCTTCTGATACTGCTGGTGTTTTTAAAGCTGGAGATTTTATAAAATTTGCTTCACATACTAAAGTTTATATGGTTGTTGAAGATGTAACAAGCTCAAGTAATGCGGCAACAGTAACTATTGAGCCACCTTTAATTTCAACAGTTGCAAATAATTCAGTAGTTACTTATGATAATGTTCCTTTTACAGTTTACCTAACTAATGATATTCAAGAATTTGGTGCAGTAGGGTCTAATAAAGATGGTAAGTTGTTATATCAGTTTGAATTTGATGTTGAAGAATCTTTATAGATGAAATACAAAGTAAAATATTGGATTAGTGTTGATTTTTTGGCAGAAGAAATAATTGAAGCTGATGATCTTGATGCTAAATCTTTGAATCAAGGTAAGTATAAAGACCCATCTAAAAATGCTACTTATGCTGTCAATGATTCAATAAAAATAAACAGACGAACATTTGAGGAACATGACGAGAAGCCTGACAACAGCAGTAAAGAACGAACTAGCAACAAATGATATTAGACCAATACATCTTATTACTATTAGCTTTGGTACTCCTGTTAATATTACAGATTGTTCATTTTCATTAACATCATCAGTATCAGGTTCATCAGTTACATATACTGCTAGTGATTTTATATTAGGTATATCTAATCATACAGAAGAAACAGATGTTACTAAATCAAGTGTAACTATTAATCTATCTGGTGCAGACCAAACATTTATTTCAACAGTATTAAATGAAAATGTTGTTAATGATAATGTAGATATTTATAGAGGTTTTTTAAATGATTCTAATGCTATAATTGCTGACCCATTTTTACTTTACAGAGGAAAGATAGAAAGTTTTGAAATACAAGAGGGAGAAAAAGATAGTACAGTTGGTTTATCAATCGTATCACATTGGGCAGATTTCGAAAAAAAGAATGGTCGTAAAACTAATAATACATCACAACAAAGATTCTTTAGTACAGATGTGGGAATGGATTTTGCATCTCAAACAGTTCAAGATATTAGATGGGGTAGAGAATAATGTATAATTGGTTTGATAGATTACTAATTAAAGTAGCAAAGAAAATTTTAAATAGGTATGCACCAAAAGACGAGTTTATTGCTTACATAAATAAAAAAGAAGAAGAATATCTTAAAAAAATTGGTGGATATGGTAAGCCTATAAATGATACAGAAATTAAATCATTTTTTGGTGGATTTGGTGGAATAGTAAAAGCTGTCACTAAAGCTGTTGGATTCTTTAAAAACATGAATCCTCTTGTATCTTTAGGTGTTACATTATTTTTAGCTTGGGTATTAAGACCAAAAGTTCCTGAAATTGAAGATTTTGGAACAAATGAATTTGATGATTTTGAAAGAGGTTTATTAATTAACAAACAAAGTAATGACGCAAATATCCCTGTAATTTTTGGAGAAAGACTTGTTGGTGGAACAAGAGTATTTATAGAAACTTCTGGAACTGATAACACTTATTTATATATGGCAATCGTTATGGCAGAGGGAGAAATAAACGATATAGAAGAAATAAGAGTAGATGAAAAAATAGTTACTTGGGCAAGTGCTTTATCAGATGGTGCAGAAGTAGAAGTAGGTAGTGGAGATAGTAATTTTTATAAAAATAGTGAAAGTTTAATTAAAGTAGAACCGCATTATGGAACAGATGGCCAATCAGCATCATCTATATTATCAACATTATCATCTTGGGGAAGCAATCATAAATTATCTGGTTTATGTTATTTAGCATTAAGATTTAAATGGAATCAAGACGCATTTACAGGAATCCCAAAAGTACAAGCAAAGATACAAGGTAAAAAAGTAGTAGCATATAACTCTAGCTTACAAGCACAAACTGCGGCTTACTCAACTAATCCAGCTTGGTGTTTATTAGATTATTTAACTAATGAAAGATACGGAAAAGGTATAGCAGTTTCAGAAATAAATTTACAAAGTTTTTATGATGCTTCACAAGTTTGCGTAACACAAGTAACACCCTATTCAGGTGCAAGTGATATAAATATTTTTGATTGTAATACTGCTTTAGATACATCACAAAAAATTATAGATAATGTTAGAGAAATCTTAAAAGGTTGCAGAGGTTATCTTCCATACACACAAGGTAAGTATAGTTTAATTATTGAAACAACAGGAAGTGCAAGTATCACATTAACAGAAGATGATATTATAGGTGGATATAATTTATCTATTCCAACAAAAAATGAAAGATACAATAGAGTTATAGTTGGTTTTGTTGATCCAAATAGAAATTATCAAGTCAATGAATCTCAATTTCCACCTATTGACGATTCAGGATTACCAAGTGCAGACAGACATGCAACTATGAAAAGTGCTGATGGTGGATTTTTATTAGAGGGTAGATTTACGTTTAAGACTTTAACCTCTGCTTATCAAGCAGAAGAAATGGCAGAAGTTATTTTAAGAAGAAGTAGAGAAGCATTAACACTTGGTATTAATGTTAGTTTTGATGCTTATGATTTAGCCATAGGAGATATAGTTGGAATCACCCACAGTAGTTTAGGCTTCTCAAATAAATTATTTAGGTGCATGGGTATTACATTTAATGAAGATTATACAATAGGTTTATCTCTTGTTGAGTATCAATCTAGTCATTATACTTGGGCAAATAAAGCACAAGTGAGTTCTACACCCTCAACTAATTTACCTAATCCATTTATTGTTCAAGCACCAGCAAGTGTTACGTTAGACGATCAACTTATCGAATACAATGATGGTACTGTAATTGTAGCTTTAGATGTAGCGATAGGTGCTTCTCCTGATAGCTTTGTTGATTATTATCAAGTAGAATATAAATTAAATACAGATTCAGATTATATTATTTATGCACAAGGATCAGGTCTTAATCACAGAGTATTAAATGTTATAGATCAAAAAACTTATAATGTAAGAGTTAAAGCAGTTTCTAATTTTGGTGTAAGTTCTGATTATACAGCGGCAACAAGAACTATAATAGGTGCTATTTTACCACCACAAGATGTTGAAGATTTTTCATGTAATATTGTAGGACAAGAAGCACATTTAAGTTGGACACAAGTACCAGATTTAGATTTAGCATATTATAATTTAAGATTTAGTGAAAAAATAGATGGAACTGCTGATTGGCAAAACTCAGTATCATTAGTTGAAAAAGTTTCAAGACCAGCAACTTCAATATCTGTACCAGCTAGATCAGGAACTTATCTTTTAAAAGCTGTTGATAAACTTGGTAACTTTAGTTCTAATGCAACTGCAATTATTTCTAATGTAACAGGAATTGCTAATTTTAATGCAGTAGCTACTCAAAATGAACACCCTGATTTTGATGGAACTTTATCAAATGTAACTATATCTGATAACACAATACAATTAGATTCTTCTGAATTATTTGATAGTGCTAGTGGTAATTTTGATGACGAAACAGTTAGATTTTTTGATTCTGGTGTTTCTAGTGCAGATTTTCAATCAAGTGGTAATTATTTATTTGCAGATGTAATTGATATAGGTGCTAAACATACAGCGAGGATTACAGCGAGTTTAACTCAAACATCTAGCAACCCTGACGATTTATTTGATAATAGAAGTGGTAATTTTGATTCTGCTTCCTCTAACTTTGATGGAGATACACCAGCCAACTGTAATGCACATATAGAAGTCGCAACAAGTGATGACAATTCTACATACACAGCTTTTCAAAACTTTGTTATTGGAGATTATACTGCAAGATATTTTAAATTTAGAGTAGTCTTAACTTCAAGTGATAATGCTTCAACTCCTGTTGTTTCAGCAGTAACAGTAACGATTGATATGCCTGATAGAATATTTAGTGGAAATGATATTGAATCTGGTGCTGGAACTAAAACTGTAACATTTACAAATCCATATAAAAGTGTTAATTATGCAGTTGGAATCACAGGCGAAAATATGGCAACAGGAGATTTCTTTACAGTATCTAATAAAACAGTTAATGGATTCGATGTTTTATTTAAAAATTCAAGTGGAACAAATGTATCAAGAACATTTGATTTTATTGCAAAAGGATTTTAAAAGGAGTATAAAACAATTATGGCACAACACGATTACGATATTGAGAATAGTTCATTCCCAGCTTTTAGAACAAATTTAAATGGTGTTCTTGATGCTATTAATTCATCTAATTCAGGAACTTCAAGACCAAGTTCAGCTGTCGCTGGTACGATTTGGCTAGACACTACATCAGCAACCACTCCTACTTTAAAATATTATGATGGTGCTGGAGATATATCACTTGCAACTTTAGACCATTCAGCAAATACAGTTAATTGGTTAGATAGTTCAGTTGTAGCAGATTTAGTAGGAGATACTTCTCCTCAACTTGGTGGTAATTTAGATGTTAATGGAAACGATATTGTTTCAACATCAAATGCAGATATAGATATTATTCCTAATGGAACAGGAGATGTAAATTTAGGTGCTGACACAGTACAGATTGGCGATAACAATGCAAACGCAACTTTAACAACACAAGGCACAGGAGATTTAATTTTAAATACAAACAATGGTACAAACTCTGGAAACATAACTATTGCTGATGGTGCTAATGGAAATATAGATATTTCAACAAATGGTACTGGTGCAATTAAATTTAACGATCTAGCTTACATACCACAACAAGCATTAACATCATCATCTAACGCAGTTGCTTGGGATACACAGGCAAAGCCAAACGCATATCACTTAACAACAGAAAATACGACTTTCTCTGCACCAACTAACCCTGTTGAGGGTGCTTTTATTTGTTTAGAAATTAATTATGATGGCTCACACACAATCGCATTTAATACTGTATTTGAATTTGCAGCTTCAACTGCACCAACATTTACTTCAACAAATGGTAAAACTGATATATTAGTATTTAGATACAATGGTGCTATAT